GAATATGATCAGAATTATCTTGGTGATGAAATTATGTATGCTGACGATGCGTTTTCAGCAAAAGATAATTTAGATCATCAAAAATATTTATCATTTATCTCTAGTGGAGCAGTTTCAACAGTTCAAGCTGATTTGAAAGCTAAAGGAAGACCATTCAATGTAAAAGTTGTGATGACATCATGCAATGTTTTACCAGATAAGAGTGTGGCTATTAACAACGTTAATGCACTTTGGGAAAGATTTCCGATAACAATTAAATGTTCAGTAAAAGGAGAAGCAAGTCCACGAAGTTTGAAGAACTATGACAAAGATTTTAAACATCTTAAATTCCAAGTGGGTCCAATGAGTAACTTTATTGGTCTAAAAGAAGGAAATAATGCCTTGGGTATTAAAGAAATGAATTTAGATCAGATAGTAGATATGATCGTTGATAGAATGGCTGTAGAGCAAACTAAAAACGATCAATCATTATCAAGACAAGAGATTGAGATGACATTAGCAGCAGAAGATGTCATTGTTGAAGAACACACTGGAGATTTATCAAATGTTAGTCCAATCTGTCAAAGATTGGTGTTTGATTCAAGATCTTGGTATGCTATTAAAAATTCGCTTGATGCGCCTTTAACTAGTACTTATCAATTTGCTTGGAGAAAACACTTAAAAATGAGATTGACTGGAGTATCATTTGATGAGGCTTTAGCTCAAGGTTTGGCAGAATTGGATCCATATGAATTTTTGATGACACTTGGAATTTGGACATGGAAAGACGGAGAAGAACAACAGGGAATTGAATTACTATTAAAACAACCACCAGTTGTGATCGAAGATTATAACTTAACTTCACGTTATTTATTCTTCCCTGCTATGATTGGTGATAAAAATTTAGTTTTGATCACTGATGAGATGGAAATTTTATTAAGAAGCCATGCATTTTACCAATATGTTATTCGTAAAGCAACCACTGAAATAAAGTTGAGATTCGTTAATGACATGGAATCCTTTAAAGAATTGGTTCAAGGTTATTGGAGAGAATGTGTGACAAGGAAAGGTTTGATAAGATTTTCATTGAATGTTTCAGCATCAATTTTGCTGGGTCCATTTTCATTAACATCAATGACTATGGCTAAAATAAATTTAGGTTTATTGAATGCGTCTCAAACACGACGTTTTCAACGACGTTTCTTTGCAGATCAACCTTCTTTGGTTATGATTGGATATAAAATTTATACATATCAAGCCACAGCGATAGACTTTTTGTATCAAAAAGTTGATAAATTTGTTCAAGTAGTTGGAGATACTGTTTACGAGATGTTGATAAAGATTTTTGAATTCATTGGCGTAGAAATAGGTCCATGGATTGATTCACTTTTACAAATATCTAGTGAAATTGTAACTCAAACTTTGTGCTTTGCTATTGTATCAATGATAGGATATGCAATTTACAAAATTTATCAATTGTTGACGAAACCAAAACCAAAGAAGATCAGGCATCATCATGCAGTATATGCTGGAAAGCATAAATTTACGAGTCGAAAGATGAAAAAGGAGTCTCGTAAACAAGTGACATTGCACAATACACCAGTGGAATGTACAGAAGAATGTGAGTTCGAAAGCTCAGGAGATATAACAACAGATCTCAATTGGGAAGTATTTGGAGAAAGTTCAGATATTCTTGAGGGCAAGTGGCTCCATAAAATCATGGAAACTAGAGGAAAGGGATATTTTGTTAGTCATTACCAATGTAATGATTACATACATATCATTGGCAGTTCAAGTACACGAGAAATCGAACCGTTGGACGAAGGATTAATCTATGTAGATCATTCCATGAAACAAAATCCTTTAGGGGAGGATAAAATCCCTTACATTGAGTATGAACTCTTAGGAAGTAGAAGAGAATGGGAGTCATACAAACAAGTATTTCAATATTTGAGTGAACTTAAAATTTGTGAATACTTGATTGAATACGATTTGGATTTGAATCAAAACGGACTGGTCGTAGGTACAATAGGATTGTATATTCTGAAAGGAGAGTCGCTGGAGTATATTGATCGTATTGACCGAAATGTCTTTATTGATTTAATGTGTAAACATCACACACAACCTCCAGTCACAAGAGGTATTTTAGATCGTATTCTAAACACAACAAGCGAAGTAGAAATCGAAGAACATTCATCGACGATGGCCACAGATCTAGCTGAAGTAATTAAAGAACATCACCTTGTACATATAGCAATAGGTACATTTGATACTTTTGATGAAAGAAGTACCCACCATTTATTTGCGTTGGGTCACAAGAATATGCTTATTATGAACGGACATGCATTTAAATCAGTTGGAGCTATAGTAAAATTTTGGAAAGAAGATCCCAATGTTTATAGACTAGCTCAAGTGAAAATTTTGCAAAACCCAGGAGATAGAGCATATCTAAGAATTTTGTCATATAGAGAAGTCAAACCAATGATACCAGTTGGTAAATGTCAGGGTCTCACGAATGAATCTATACAATTTCGTGATTTATCTAAGCATTTAATGACCTGTGATGAGTTAATCCAAAGATATGAATGCACACCAGCTGTTATGTATACACACCGAACAAAGGTATTGATGGTTGTAGAGGTACAACATCGATCCCCACAAGTATACTTTTCAGCAAAAACCGGAGAAAGAGAAACCAGAGAATGGTATGCGATTGAAGGTTTGAGAGTGGATAATGCATATCAGAGAGATGGAGAATGTGGAAGTCCTATTATTACATCAAAGATCAGAGAAACACCTAAAATAATAGGAATCTACTCAGCTAGTTCAGG